GGTCGAATCCGAACTTGGCGGCGACGTCGCGCAGGCCCTGGGTCTCGGAGTACAGCTTGAATTTGGCCGAGAATGCGGGGTCGAGAAGCGAGATTCCGGCCTGTGCTGCGAACGCCTTCATCTCGGGCGTGGCCTTGTCGATAGCGAGCAGTTCTTTGACGCGAGCGATGCCTTCGGTCGTATTCGGGTCGATCCCCTCCGAGCGCACCTGCTGCTGGTAGGCGGTAGCCTTCGGGGTAAGCTTGGCGGCAACGTTCAGGCCGAGTTTGGCCGCTTCTTTCTCCTCGCCCAGTGCGGCGTTGGCCAGCTCGTAGCGCATCTGCGCGAGCTTGGCGGCACGGTCCGCCTCGGCTTCCTGCGCCTTGCTGTATCCACCGACCGCAGTACCTAGCGATTCGCCGAAAGAGCCAGTGCGAGTAGGCGCGAGAAAGCCTTGCGCCAGCGCTAGCATCGAAGGGTCGATTCGGCCCTTGCGATCCTGCAGCGCCGCCTTCATGGCTTCGCGTGCCGCGTCCACCTCGGACTTGGCCCGCTTGTACTCCTCGGTCTCCGCGCCCATGGCTTGGCGACCCAGCGCCGAGAGCGACACGGACTCGATTTTGGTGGGGTCAATCCCCAGCATCTTGGCGAGTGCTGGGCTATAGCTGTCTGCTGCTTCTTCGGCCATCATTTACTCCTTAACCGGGGAAGTCGCCAAGATCTTCTGAGACCGCAGCTTCTTCCGGAGTTTGAGTGCCCGGCGTGAAATCGGACGACCCTTGGCTGTTCCACCAATCTTTCAGAGCACCGAGCGCGCCACCGGAGCCGGTCGAAAAGTCTTTACCAAATATTGCTTTCAGGAAGCCGTCTGCCGCGCTTGTACCACCAGTACCTGAGGCGAACAGTGCACCGAGACCTGCGATTTGTGCCAGCGGCGAGGTGCTGTAGGCACCCGGAATCGGGGCGTTGGCAGTTTCGGACACGGTGGTCGGCACCTTGAGGTTCGCATATACATCCGCTGCGCTCTTGGCAGCAGCGACGGGAGCGAGAATCTTGGACTGCTCGAATTGCTGCTCTTTGGCACCCAGTCCGTATTGCTCCTCCAGCGCCTTGACAGCGGCATCGAGGTCGGATTGCGCCACGCCGCGCTGAGTCTCGGCGGCTTGGCGAGTGAGTCCCGCCTGAGCCAGTGCCGTATCTAGTGCCTTGCCGTAGCCGGTCTCCAGTGCTTTCTGCTGCTGCCCCGTCAGATTCGCCTGCATATCGGCCAGCGCTTGACCGAGGGCACCCGACATCCGTGAGGAGCCGAAACCGCCAGTGCCTGCGAACGCCGATTTCAGCGTCGGGAGCAGATTGGTCTGCAGATTTTTCTGCTGCAGTCGCCCCATCTCGTCCACCACATTGGAGGTGTACGGATTCATGTACGACTGAATCATCTCGGGCGTAATGCCCTTGGCGGCTTGCTCGGCGGTAACACCTGCCTTCGACATCAAATCTTCGTAGCGCGACAGGTCACCGGGTGCTGCCGCGATAGCGCCGGTCTGCAGTGCCGACATCGGAGCGACCAGCTCTTCGCCAGTCTTGCCCAGCAGGTTCGTGCCGGGTTGAGCCAATGACTGCAGGTACTGATTGTACCAATCGGGACCAAGGGTTTTTACCTCCTTGGTCGTCGTAATATTCGGTAGCGGGTCGCCTTGGGTCAAGCTCATTTAGTGGCCTCTTTCAGATATTGCAGCGGGGATTTAGCCTTGGGCGGGATAGTCTTGGTAGACCCTGAGCGCTTGTGGCGTCGAATCGCCTCGCGCATCGCATCCAGCTTCTTGGCACCCTCCTTGTTCGAGCCGTCGCCCAGTGCGGCAACAATCTCGGCATCAAAAACGTACTCACCATCGGCGAGCTTGGCGGGGATAAGGTCGTCCTGGCCACCGCCCGCCCCCTGCACGTAGTGCGAGCCCTTGTGAGGCACTTCTCCGCCCGACGCGGCCATAAGTGGCGATGCCATTATTTTACCACCATCGGCATACCCTTGTACAGCCCCGCCGGAACGGTACTGCGCCAGAGTGTCCGCCGGAGAGGATTCGCGACCGTAGGAGAAATAATCGGTCTCCGGCGGCTTCTCAGCGGGGGTCACCCCGGAGGCTCGCTGAAGTGCCGAGATGGCGCTGGATTCCTGCGCGGCAGGGGTGAGGCCGAACAGGGCGGCAAGAGCGGCCAGATTCGGTGCTGTAGGAATATTTCTGAACATACCACCGGTCCATGTTTCTTTGGGGGATGTAGGAGTGTACGGGTAATTCTGCGTTGCCGCCGGAGCACCGGCCACCATAGACTGAGGGGTCTTTACGGGTGCTTTGGGCGTCGGCACCTTCGGGGTGGGCGTCTTTGGCGTTGGTGTCGGAGTAACCGCGCTGGGTGGAGTAACGGTCGTCGTTGGAGGTTCTCCACCGTCCGGTGGAGTGTCCACCACCCGAGTCGTACCGTCCGGATCTGTTACTGTAGTCTTTGTATCGCCCGTATCCGTGTTCACCACCGTAGTGGTTTTGGTATTCGTATTATTATCGGTTACTACCGTTGTAGTAGTGTTCGTGTTGGTGTCAGTAGCCGTCGTCGTGTTAACGTTCGTGTTCGTATTAACGTTCGTATTGACGTTAACGTTCGAATTCACGTTGGTAGCGGCATTGGTCGCGGTGTTACTGTTCACCCCAGTGTTGGTTGCAGCATTCACTGCAGTAGCAACCGCAGTCGATGCGTTCACCCCGGTATTGACCGCAGTGTTTATTGCGCTACCGATTGTGGTGTTCACATTGGCTCCGGCGTCGATTGCCGAGGACACCGTGTTGCCGACTGCCACCGTCGCGTCCACACCATTGTTAACCGCCGCTTGCACGGAGGCATCCACCACACTCTTGGCATCAGCACCGGAGGCGATACCATCGGTCACCGCCACATTCACTGCAGCAGCTGTGTCACCATTTGCTGCTGCGGCATCGGCGATCACCCCGCCGGTGTTTTGCACTGCAGCGGTCGTGTTAGCATCGCCCGCCTTCACGATGGTGCCGGGGCGGAATGTACCGTCGGTCGAGATAAGGCCCTCGGATTCGAACGCTTGCTGAATATCGCTCTTGATATCCACGCCACCTTGAATAGACCCGGAGGTCTTCGCTCCGATAAAGCTGCCGACCACCGATTTCGAAAGTGCCGTGGGGAGGTCATCGCCGGTTGCCAGTGCAATACCTAGCTCTTCCAGGCCCTCCTCGACGTATTCTTTGCCGGTGGAAGACGCCACGCGTCCGGCGATCTTCTCCATCGCCTTCTCGTACCCTTTCACCAGCGATGCATCGGCGAGGCCAGCAGTAGCCGCCGAGATGCCGAAGGCCTTCCACCCGTTGGCGTTGGCCAGCGACTGCGCTTCCTCGGGCGACTTGCCCTTCGCGATTTCCTCGTTGTAGGTGCTGCGCGAGGTGGAGCCCATCGACTCCATAGCGTTCAGCGCCACGTCGGTCGTGAGACCCGCTGCAGCACCAGCCAGCTTGAATACTGCACCACCCGCCAGCAGCGGTAGCACTTCCTGTGCTCCCTCTTTAACCACTTGGGTGAGCACCAGCGGATTGTTGATAATGGATTTTGCTGCAGCAATCGTTTTATCAGTGTAGCCGTCGGCCTTCTGAACGTCGTTCCAGAAATTCTTTGTAGCTTCGGTAACACCTGGGATTTCGAGGTTCTGGCCAGTACGTTCCAGCGATTGACCCAGCTGCACCAGCAGGTTGTAGCGATCCGCGACGCCCATGTTCGACAGCGCAGTGCCGAGGTCGGCCACCTGCTCACCGCCCGCGCCAATAAGGGTCGAGAGGGTCTGCCGAACGACATCGCCCGAAGTGCCTTCGAGGGAATTTGCCCAGTTGGTCAGGTCCTTACCCGCAGCGTCGAGATTGTCAGCCAACGTGGGCTGACGATCACCGGTACCTACAATTTCGACGTGGTACACACCGTTCTCGTCGACCCACGCACGCTCGCCTTTACCGAGCAGGTCCTGAATCGTGGTGTTCTGCAGCACATCGGGACCTTTACCCTGGGTCGCCGCAGTGAATCGATTGATTTCGTCGTCAGTGAGGTCCGCGATGTCTTTATTCAGCGACCTAGCGTAATCCGTAGCCAGCCGCTCAATCTGAGTATTTCGCGCCGCAGTGATGTCCGCTGCGGTCGTCGTGTCGGTGGCCTTCGCGCCCGTCACCTCATTCGCTGCCGCGTAGGCTTCTGCATCGGTCGCTCCAGCCTGCTTGGCTGCGATGAACGCGTCGGCACCGGCCTGTACGATTGTGTCGTCGTAGGTGCGATTGGTGATACCGCCGGTGCCGGTTTTGTTAAGGCTCGTAGCCAGCGACACGGCACGAGAAATCATGTTCGGGTCGCCCGACGCCACCGCCTGCGCCAGATTCACACCCTTGAGCGCGTCACTCAACGTGTAGCCCGTGTCGCCGAGCTGCGTGCCACCAGTGCCAGTAATTGCGGTGCCAGCATTAACGAGGCCGAGCAAGTCGCCACGGTCGAGGGCGTTCTTGACGTTCGCCGCTTGGTTAGCGGTTTGCAGCGCCGAAGTTACTTCGATGGGCACAAAATCGCTGACGCCGGGGATGCCCGCCACCGAAGCCAATGCGCCCAGCGGGTTCTTCTGGTTCAGCGCAATAGCGGCATTCGCCGCCATAGCGAAAGGCTGCAGCGGGGAAGGGATCGCCGCCAAGAACGATACAAGTGGAGCGATAGTGCCAAGATCGCTGGTAGATGATCCGTAAGTGCTGAATGCAGGCTTGCCCGTGCTGGGGTCGAACGTCAGCTGGTAGTGAGTGCCGCCGGGACCAGTGTAGGTCGATCCGATGTAGAGCTGGTTCGAATCGGTGACCAGCCTACCGTTGGCGTCGTAGATGCCTTTACCCACCACTGTAGTGATCGGCTCGTAGTAAGTGTACGTGCCGTCATCGCTGCTGGCTGTTTTTTGCTGAAGGTTAGCGGCCTCTTGAGCAGTGAGCACACGAGATTGGCCGGGTGTGTACTCGTCACCACCCCATGACGCAATATATCGGCCCGTCGGGTTACCGTTTTCGTCAGTCTCGGCGCGGACATTTGCCTGACCCATAATATCTTGGGTCTTGAGCTGCGACAGGCTCGTTATTCCTCTGTCGATCAACTGCGCGGCAGCGTCAAGAAACACCTGACCGACTGCCGTGGTGTTGTCACCGAATACCTTTTTAGCCTGATCGAAGTTAAATCCGATGCTAGCGCCCTGCTCTCCGTACACGCCACCCTGCAAATCTCGGGAATCTGTAGCTCCCGCCAGCTCTCGGGCGAGGTTTGTTACCTGATTGCCTTCGAACGTCTTGCCAGTGTAGTAGGTTAGCGTCGGGTCCAGCTCTTCCAGCGTCTTGCCGGTGGCGGCGCGAATGTCCTCTTCCGACACTTTATTTTGGGCCATCGCATCGCGAATCTGCGACATCGTGGGGAGAGCACCCAATGTGGTGCCTCCAAGATAGTTTCGAATGTCTTGGTAGTATTTGTCCTCACCATACCCACCAGCGGCAGTCGCAGCTTTGTAGCCGCCCGACAGGGTGGTGGGCGCTGCGCGACCTTCTTTGTCGCCATACAGTTGATAGTGATAATTAGCGAACTGATCTGCAGTCATCCCGTACGGGTTGTCCGCGAAAGCCTTGGCTACATCTGGATTCGCTGCGAAGTACGCGTTAACCGGCGAGGTGCCAGCAGCGGTCTCGGAGGTATCCGCAGCGGCTTGTTGTAGAGCACCTCCGCCTGTGATCTGATTATACGCGTTGGTCACCGCGTTAGCGTCCACACCATAATGCGAGCCGACCATAGAGGCCAAATCCGGCGTAAGCCCGCCCGCCGACTGGATAGCGCTGGCTACCTGTTCGGCTGTAGCGTCGGGGTTTGCCGCAAACCACGCGTTGACGTCATCTTGTGTCACACTCATTATGGTCTATCCGTCACAGTGTTAACGACAGCGACGGCCCACTCGCGCCAGTCGTCGAATTGGTAGGGATCGGGCACACCGTCCCGTGAGAACAGGTCAATACCACGGAACCCAACTGCCCAGCCTTTCCAGTTTTCCTCGCCATTCGGAATTTCGAGATTCTGCGCACCATAAGCCTCGACCATGAGCGACGCCCAGTGGTCCCAGTCCATGTAGCGCGGGTCATAGACGACAGGGACGGCCATCAGCTGTAGCCCCGCACATCGCCGAAATCGGCGTTAACGATGATCCGACCGGTCTGGTAGTCGCCTCCGGCCACGTTGCTAACAAAGCGGAGGCGTGCCTCGCGGCGTTGCTCGCGCATGTCGATCTTGCCTGTGCCCGGTTCAAATACGTACGGCCCAGTCGTCTTGTCCTCGATCTGTGCGTACGGGCGACCAACGATGAACAATTCCATCGGTCCCGATTGAATGAAGTCGGGCTCCACGCGTTCGAGGTGCAACCAGCGGTTCTCGCCTGCTGCAGCGGGTTCGGACGGGCCACCCGACACCCACCCCAGATCGTTAGTCTCGAAGTACGATTCGATAGCGTTAAACTGGGTGCCTTGCACGGCATCTGTACCCACCTCGTGTTGCCAGAGGCTGACGAAGTTCTCGGTGGCAGTGAGTGTAAATTCGAATCCGGACCCCGCTGGGATGCTCGCCGACAGCGCATCGCCGACTACGTAGTTCACGCCCTGGGCGTATATTTCGCAGGACGTTACGACACCCCCGGCCACCACGATGTTCGCGGTAGCTCCGGACCCACTACCGCCCGTGAGTACGATGTCGTTGTAGGTTCCGTCGGTGTAGCCGCTTCCCGCGTCGGTGATTGAGCCCTCGTCCGCACCACCCTCTGCGTTCAGTTCCCATCCGGCGGCGATCGGGTAGTGGAAGACCTGCGAGAAATAACCCGCCGAGCGACGTGCACCGAGGGCCTCGCCCGCATCGTACCAACAGTTCTCGCGGATGTTGTAAATGATCGCGTCAGTGCACTCGGTCGCGTCGCCGCGAGGGTAGAACCACCAAATCTCGCCGAATCGCGGAACCTTCGTCGCCCACACCTTCTCGCGCTGCGCGTAGTTCAGGTTGTCGAAGAAGTAATTCTGGTTCATCGAGTTCGGGATCTCTTTCACCACGCCGTTGTATAGCAAGAACCGGTCGACGCCGATCCAGTAGTAGATGCCGTCATACTCGATGACGCACTGCGAGGACAGGATCGACGATTGTGAGCTGATCAGGTCGTAGCGCCAATACTGGGTCACCTGCGTAGCGCCCACTGTGATAGTCGTTGGCGCATAGGACACGCGAATCAGTGAATCCAGCGACCAGAACAGGCCGGAAGGAGCGTTCGAGCCACCACGCACCGGGAGGCCCTGCACGATCTTGCCGGTTGCCACGTTCTGAATGTTCGCATCGGTGGTTACCCAGTCGTCGATGTTGCCCGCCGAGCAGTTGCGGATCAGCCCGTTGCTGCCGTAGACAAAAACGTAGGGATGGAGCACTACGACACCACCAGATACCGAGACGTTGTTGTCGAAGGTGATCGTAGCAGCGCCAGTGGTCAGCGCATTCTGCGAGAATGTGATCGTAGTTCCGACCACCGACACCACCGTGGTGCCGACCGGAAAGTTAACACCATCACCGACCGTTTGGCCCGCACCAATCAATGCGTTGGCGGCACCGAGCGTGCCGGTGTTCAGGCCGGTCGTCAGCGTCACAGTGTCGGTGAACACGCCAATCGGCGCGAGTGCCGTGCCGGTGATATTGCCGCCCAGCACCGGAGTCGCCACCGAATTGTCGATAAGCGTCAGGTTCTGGCCCGGGTGAGCAAGCAGAAAGCTAACGTTGGAGTTAGTGTCGGTGAACGTGTCGAACTGCCACATATTGTTGGCATTCGCGGTGAATCCCGAGAGGGTCATCGGTGTAATGCCGGACCCCACCCCGTTGTTGTCCACGGGAATCACATACAGACCGTCGGCGTACCCGCTAAATACATTATTGAACGCACCCTGGGGGTTCACGTAAATGCCGCGAGAAGGCCCAGCTAGATTCGCCGTGATCTGCTTGTAACCACCCACCTTGCGGGGGCGACCGCGCTGAAACCGGACCCAGCGGCCATCGGTGTAGTATTGCTTGTCGAAAAAAGTACCGTCCCGCTGCACTCCGGGCTTAGTGTCCAGCGAGAATACTTTTTTGGTCATTAGAATGCGCCCCCGGAGATGCCGCTGGGGATCTTGGCCCCGGACGAGCTGAGGACGAATTGGTCAGTGCCGAGGATGGATATGGACAGCTCACCAGCCCCGGAGCGATACAGGCCACTGTCGGTCTCGTTGGCGAAAGAGTAAGCAGGGGACGCCGCTGTACCATCCGCCGCTTGAAACGTAGTAGCAGCACCGGCTTGAGTCGTGTTCGCGTTGTAGAAATTGGTACCGTCGCAGATCAGCGAGACCTGATTATTGGCAGGAATGGTCACCGAAGCACCAGAACCCGTCGTAACGGTAAGTGTGTACCCGCCTGCTGTGGTCTGGTTGCTCACCACATAGAAGTTCACGACCGGGGGATAAACGACAGTGACGTTGTTAGTGAGTGTGCCAACGTAGGTCTGGATCGTGTTCGACGCCTCGCTGGCGCTGAGCGTATAGGAGCCGCCCGTTACGCTCTTGATGAACGCGGTGAACGCGAATGTGGAGCTGACCCCGTAGCCGATGGTCACATACTCAGTACCGGTGCAGACGATGATTGCCGATTCGGTAGGCGCGAACGTTTTTGTTGTGTTACCGTCGATAGTCTGCACGCCGTCGCAGGTCAGGGTGATAGACCCCGTACCATTGTTCTTGAACAGCGTGAACCAATTATTGCCAAGCGAAGATGCCACCGGGAGGTTGTAGCCACCAGCACCACCGGTCCACACCAGCGTCTGCGCTCGATCCGCAGCGGTGAATGTGCCGCCATTGGTAATCGTCGATGCCGGGTGCGATGTGTTAAGCGTTGCGCCGCTGGCGAGCAGACCATAACCGGCGAGGGTGGTGGCGTCGGCAGCGGAGGTTCCGGCACCAAACCCAATAATACCCCACACACCCGACGTGTTGGCGTTCGCGGTGATGTAGATATATTTGGCTTCACCCGCCGCGATCGTAACAATGGTGTTCGCGTCGTCGAAAGTCCCGACTGTGAAGGTATTGGACCCCACATTGCGAATCATGGCGTCCTGACCTACCGACGCCTGATTGGCCGGGGGCATCAGCAGCGTCAGCCCACCTGCGGTCGCTGTGACCTCCATGATTCGGGCCGCATAATCACCGTCCACGTTGCCATTGATCGGCCACGACAGTTGGGTGTTGGCCGACAGCGTGACGGCACGGTAGGAAACGTCAGTGGGCTGCACGACGTTGCCGGAGAAAGGGGAGTTGTAGCTCATGTGTCCACCGCGATGGCTTGACGATCAGCAATTCGCAGCTTGTCTTCGGCCTTCAGCACACCAATAATCTGGTCGTACTGCGCCTGCCACAAACCGGTCCGCTCGTCGTTTTTAAGAAATGGCATCGCCTGCAGCAGCGAGCCGTAGAGCAGCGCCTGCGGCGCGTATTCAGTGAACCAGTTGGTCTGGTTCGCGGAGCTGAGCGGCTGAGCACGCTCGTAGTACAGTACCTCGAAATCGTAATCCGTGTCGGGTGTCGGGGCGATCAGCCAGTGCGTGTAGTCGTAGTCGCAGTAGTACTCGGGCGCACCGGTCTGGGTCGCGTCCGGCCAGTAATTGCGCAGGTATTCGTACTTGCGCAGCAACACCGGACGGCGAACACCGGCGACGGTGATATTCATCGATACTGTTTTGTGCCACCGGGCGGGCTTGTCCAGCACCGGCTCGTTGGCCACCATGGAGCTGGTGTTGACTGTCAGATTTCCGAGGAATTTCAGGTCCGCCGCGATCACCTGCTCGGCCAGCATAATGAAGGTGGGGATTTTTTCGATAGTCGCCGTATCGGTACGTTCCAGGTAACTCTGGATGTTCTCGTACAGGCTATCGTAGGTCATTACCGCTGCAGCGGGCATACAGGTCTCCCGTGAAACAGGGGTGATTTGCCGGTATTATACCAGACACCGTGCAAAAGGTCAATTGAGAAAGGCGGCTTCGGCCACCCTCCGGCGGGTCAGTCCAGGCAGTACTCGACCGGCGGCTTTATTCCATTTCACGATCTCTTCGGCGGCACCCGCCCAGTCGCTCGCCTCCACCCGCTTGCGCAGGGTCGAGACCCGGTAGTTACCCAGGCCGCAATTATAGGCGAAAGATATTAGCGCGGCGATCCGACGGTCCGAGGCTCCAGCCAGCTGCGGAGATATCTTGAAGAGCCCCATGGCCTTCTGCGCTATCTCCCGATCCAGCTCGGCGGTCGCCATCTGCTCGGTCCAGACGGTCTCGGGGGTCACGTGAGGCCCCGTCGTGCCGTATCCGATGGTCCAAGGAGCGCCCCCGGTGCCCGGGTCGGGGTAAGACCGGCACCCACCGTCCGGAAGCCTCCGGTGGTACCCCTCGAAGGGCTTCACGAGAGCCTCCCGAGCTATCTGGAAGGCATCTCGAATCATTTTTTGTATTTCTCGATGGCTCGACCGACAAACCAGAAGGTAAGGATCATCGACAGGAGGCCGAAGTCCTGCTCGGTCCATGCTTCTTTCAGGGTCTCGGCCATGCTCTGGTTCAGCTGGTACGCGATCCAGATCGTAGCGAACTTGGCGGCGCTGTATAGAAACATGAACCAGTAGGTCACGCCGGGTCGAACGAGCGCCGAAACCGACGCCACCCACTTCCAGGCTTTCTCGTCGGCTCGCTCCTGCTGCTGGAACGCCGCTTGAATTGCATCCAGGGCGGCTGTGGAGTGGTCGACGTATTTCTCCTCCATTCGGAACTCGCCGCGCATTTTCTCCAGATCGGTCTGGAGAGTGAACATCTTGAGTTCGTGCTCGCGCTCGTTCTTTTTGTCGAGGAACTTGAGCACTTCCGGTGCCAGTCGAAACAGCCCACCGAACAAAGTACCTAGGATGCCGCTTCCGAAGAATTCGAGCATATTAATCCTTTCGTGCGGTGACCACATCGTCACCCTTGCGCACTGTCACCCGGTCGCCTTCAACGTCCACTCGCATAGGCTGTTCGGCACGGTCGAGACGGTCGAGTTTGTCGATCAGCTGGCGCATAATCTCGAACTCGGGCTTTTCCTGCTTCGGCGACGCTCCGGCAATACCGTTGAGCATCGCGATCAGTGCGGTGAGCGCGGCGGATACCAGACCAATGACGGCGGCGATCTTGGACTCGTCCAGATAGACGCTCGCGCCCACGCCGATCAGTACAATGATTGTGATGCACAGCAAGCCCCACTTGCCGATGGCTTTGCCCGCCACGTCTTTGGCACTCGCTTGCGCTTCCAGACGGTCTCGCTCGGCTTTGGCCTGTGCTCGTAGTAGCTTGATATCTTGCATCATATCCCCAATAGCTTTTTCACAAACATCGCCGCCACACCAGGGCCAAGTAGTACCGCTGCAATGGTGATGTAGAGCAGGATCTCGATCTTCTGCATGCGCTTCTTGCCATTATCGAGCGATTCGTTGATCTTCTCGTAGCGTGCGGCGCAGACGGCTTCATGTACGGACAGCCGAGTCTCCATCGATTCTTCCCCCATGATTCAATCAAAGCCCCTCAAAGTCTTAGCGAGGCGTGCACGCTGTCCCATCTTACCCGGCGCTTTGGCCGCTTTATTCAGGGTCTTTGCCGGAATCTTCTTGTCCGCCGGAACACCTAGCGACTTCTTGAGTGCGCCGGGCTTACTGATTGCCTTCTGAATCCACTTTTCCGCCATTTTCGGGCTCCTGAGGTGCAAGTTGAGCATCGGCTTGGGTCTTGATCTTCATTGCCACCGGGTATGCGCCGGATTTGGTGGGCAACTCACTCAGGCCAGCCAAAATTAGGTTGATTTCATCGATGGTGAGATGTTGAAGTGTGATCATGCAACGGTCTCTAAAGTTTTTTGGGATTTTGCGGTTTGCTTGGCAAGGATGATGGCCGTCGAGGTGTCACGGTCAATCTCCAGATAGCCTACACAGACGATGTTGTAGTCCACGCCGTTTGCATCCTTCTCGCTGCGCACGGGCACCCGGATGTCCAACTCTTTGAACAGGAACTCCTTGTCGCCTTCAAACACCCGCCAGACGTGATCGACCGTGCCCCTGCCGGGCTGACCACGGGTCTTGTTGAAGCGGATGCTGTACTTGTTCATACCACCTCCGCAGCGGGGGCCGGACAAGCAAAGGCAGGGGCTTGCATTACGGGTCGAAGGCCAATGTTGAAGTGGATGAACTTCATCGGCTTGTCGGACTCGTTGCGCGTAAAGCTGTGCGGCAGCCACGCGTTGGTGAACATCAGCATGCCCGGCTT